TTCAGCGGTATTTCTACCAGCATTATAGAATCTTTCAAAAATCAAATCGTATTCAATTGGGTCTACCATAGTAATACCTATAGTATAAGCAACTAATGAGCCTCCTACAGAACCTCTGCCTGGACCCAACAGTTCACCACGTTCTCTAGCGGCTTTTAGATAGTCCCAAACAATCAATAGATATCCAGAAAGACCGGCCTCAATAAAAACATCTAATTCATGTCGTAAACGTTCCCCATATTTTTTATATAGTTCCGCATTGTCTTTAACTTTAGGTCGTATTTTTTCTCTCCATCCGTCAATACATATTTGTCGCAAATAAAAATCAGAGGTAAAATTATCAGGACAGTTGAATTGGGGAATGATTGGCTTGTGTAGAATGTCATACTCTTCACACATATCTGCTATAACTACAGTATTGGCTAGTTCTTCTTCTGTGTTACCAGCGTCTATCATATCTTGGTATGTTGGAATATGAAAGCTGTCAGTATCAAAGAATGTAGCAAATTCTATTTGTTGACCACTGGTAATTCTAGTAAGAATTTGTTTTTTAGTCATGTCTAACAATGTGCCAATTAAGACACGATGGTCGTCGGCGTCTTCACGGTGACAGTAGTGGGCATCAGGAGTAGCTATGGTTGGTATTCCAGTAACATTTGATAGTTCTCTTAATGTTTTAGCCATGTCTTGTGCTGGCTGGTAACCTTTGTCTATGACTTGTATTTCAATATAAAAGTTTCTATCTCCAAATATTTTATTATATTTTACAGCTAATGGAGCAACATTATCGTGTTCATAAATTACAGCGTCAGCTAAACAACTACCTAGATGGCCACTAAACGCAATTAGGTTCTCTCCATCTACAATTTCTTTAAGTTGGTCTATAGATAATCGTGGCTTATAGTAAACATTTTCTTTCTTATTTGATTCTGAGACCAGCCTGATAAGATTTTCCCACCCCTTATAATTCTTAGCCAGCACAACCAAGTGTGTTAACTTTCTATTTTCTTGAGTCTTTATACTTGCGTGTTCTTTGCATATATATAATTCACACCCAATAATTGGTTTTAGTCCCTTCTTCTTCATTTCTTTGTGAAACTCAACGCTGCCAGATATGTTTCCGTGGTCAGTAATAGCTCCAGCAGTTGCTCCAATTTCAACAAATCTATCAGCCATATCTTTTGGTTGAGATAGACCGTCCAATAATGAGTAGTGAGAGTGACAATGTAGAGGTATGTATATCAATTGTCTATTCCTTTCACTTCTTCAAGTATTTCAACCATTTTCACATAATCTCCATTCTTATAAGCTTTTTTCATTAATCTTAAAGCCATCTTTAAATATCTCACGTTCTTAATAAATCTTTCTAACATGTTTCTACTAGTAGGAATAGCATCGGCAGCATTTAGTTTTGTCATGCACATGCCATCTAACTGAGTTAACATTTCGTCAGTAAAAACTAATTCGTTAACTTTTGGGTTGGATTGTTCCACCACCTTCTCCATAATGAAATAATTTTTCTATATCTCCATATTTTTCCATGACGTTATTTATTCCATCTTTCTTAACAGCCTTATTAATAACATCACATATGCGAGGAGTTGGGTCGTTTCTTTGTAAAGCATTACCTTCTATGTCATGTTTTCCAAAATAACAAAAAGCTTTACATTTCCAACGATTTTTTCTATGTATTAATTGAGGAACTACAACTCTTTGTATTCTTTTTAATTTTTTTTGCAATAAATCTAACATCTTGTCTTCATGCCATTCATTATAAGGTAAAGTAAATGGCCCACCATCTTTAATCCAATTAATGGTCATTACTATTTCATGGTCTGGATATTTTTGTTTTACCGCATAGTAATATAGCATCAGTTGAAAATCTTCAAATAGCTCTCTATAGTTCTTAACGTGGTCGTGTGCCCAGTCCCATCTTCTCCCTGTTTTCCAGTCTACTATTTCTAGTTGTTTTGGTCCATGCTCAATAATTAAATCGACAGTTCCCTTTAATCCAATTTGCCCCCCATGTTGTTCTCCATTTGGTAATGTTATGTCAAATCTTGCCCAATCGTGTGGTAGCTCAAAATCAAAATATAACTCCACATCTTTAATGTGTAATCGTCTAGGGTCGTATAACTTTTTGTCAAGGACCATATAGGTCCATTCTAAACATTCTTTACGATGTCCTGATGTAAAATCATGTTCAGACCTATCGGATAATACCTTATATACTTCTGCAAATAGTGCATCCACATCTAAACAAAGAGACATGAATTTATTACCTAGTACCTCATCATCATTGATTTCTGTCTTGTCTTGCTGACACTTTTTGTGCTTGGCTAAACATTCCAATACTTTGTGTACCACATTACCTTGGTCGGCTTTTACATTAGATTCATCATATAAACCTAAGACGTATTTTAAAAAAGTATTGCTGTTCGCACAATTCGTGTGTGCCATAGCTACTCGAACGCATATAAGTTATTAAGATACATTCACTCCTGGGCTTCTGTTAAAAGTTCTAGCCCATCAGGTAAATAAGACCATTTTGCCAATAGCTTACATATTGCTACATTTTGCTCACCGATGCTCATTAAAGAATTATCTAACACAGCATTAAAGTTGTCCCAATCGTAGTTGTCAATGTCTAATGCGGTTTCACTAGCGTGAGCGTCTGTCGAATGTTCACCACGAGTTAATCGTATTACTTTGCCCGCAGCCTTTTGTATTCCTGCTACTTCGTTAGGAAATCTTACGTCTGCAACTAAAGCTATTGCGGGATTATCTTTTTCAATACGTCTCATTAATCCATCTACCCAGACTTCTCCATACATCTGTCTGAAAATGTTGGTGCCCACATATTGCATAACCTCTCTGGCTGTCATATTAGCATTAATATAATCTGGATTTAAAGATGCTCCCCTTGTTATGTTGGTAAAACCGTCTGGCATGTCAGACCAACTTAAGTGTGTTTTTGTATCCTTGTCTTCATCTGTACCATAGCATTGTTCATCCGTTAAGCCTAATACGTCAATGCAAATATTTTTTTTAAGTAAATCTGCGAATGAATATACTTTAATATGCCCCTTAACTTTTTCTTCAAGATAATTTATAGTCGCGCTGTCTCTAGCCAACGGGTCAATTTTAAATTCATCAAATTCATTTTTATCTTCGTCAAAAACACCTATTATTAATTCACCTTTAGTATTTAATCTAAATCTTTGAACAACCTTGATATAAGACATTTCTAACCCAAATACAAGATTACATGCTGTATTCTTTCCAGACTGTTTTTTTCCAGAGAATCCTATAATCACACCCATAGTTTTTCAATCCTGTTTATTAGGGGTTTTATTTCTTTAGTAATATCATCAACATTTAATTCACCAACATCCTCTTTATTGATTTTAGGAAAATACATACGGAATAGCCTTTGGCATTTTTTTTTAATATTTTCTGCCGCAATTCTTCCAGCATCATCGTTGTCCATTAAAACAATCAGGGACATTATGCTAGTACATTCTAATTGAATTAACTGTCCAGTGTTCAATTCTGTACCAAAAATTGCTAATGAATTTCCTATTCCGGCCTCTTCTAGTTTCCACACGTCTCCTGGTCCTTCAACCAAAATTGCTGTGTTAGTTTTCTCTATAATTTTCTTTGCAAACCAATAGTTATACAAATGATTTTCTGCTTGGAATCCTTTGTTGTGCAACCATTTTGCGGCAAGAAATTTTGTTAGTGATTGCTCAGGACATTCTCTGCCGGGTTTGTGATATCCTTTACATTGGCTGCATTTATCAAAGACGCTTCGTCCGGTACATCCAATCATATGTGTTCTATCATCATTATAGATTGGGACGACTGCCCTGTAACGCATTCTCTTGCTTACATCTGTACAATCTCCTACGTCATATTTTTCGAGAATTTCTTTACTGTATCCTCTTTCCAAATAGTATTTAGATGGAATTGCCAAATTTCGTTGTACTTTATCTCTGGGTATATGGTTTTCTGGTACGCCATTACTGTTTGATAATGTATTGACGACTTGTATAAATGATTGTTGCTCTTCATAATTTTTATCTACTTTGATATCTTTTAAATGAGTTCCGGTAAATTGACACAGATACTTCAACACATCGTTAAAGGTGGCTTCATATCCATTTTTACTGGAAAGAACACCCCGAATAAATCCAGTAAAATACTTACCATATTGATTATGACAATTGTGTGTTCTACATTGCCAATTACCTCTTAAACCAGGATTCATTGGATGTGGTGTTGGATATAAATTCCACGCGCTATGGTTATCGCCGTTATGTATTGGGCATGGACCATATATTCTTTTATTGGTTTGTTTATAATCTATCCCTAAATCATCTAATAAATCATCAATATTGTCTAATGCAATACCAACTAAAATATTTATCTTCTGCAAAAATTCTTTATTCTGAGAAGGAGATTTGGTCTGTGTCGAAGTCGTCATGGAATTCTGCTTCGTTGTTATTATGTCTCAAAGAATTTCTAGTATTCAGTTCTGTAATAGTCCCAATATGTCCAGCAAAGTTCATATTTATATAGTCACCATCATCGAGTCCTTTGCCGTGTCTAGCAACTAGTTGTACCATTTTTCTATTGCCATTTTCTGGGCCGTCTTCTGCTATTTCCTCCTCTGCTTTCTTTTTAAATAATGAAAAATTAGAACATAACCAAACAAGTCTATCAGAACCGCTAGCCGTGTCCGTATCTTCTTTAGTAATACCGTCTCTGTTCAATTGAATTAAAGCAAAACAAGGAGCATCGTAATCAACTAAAAAATTATGTAAAGCTGATATCTGAAAACCCAAAGCTTGATGTTCTTGTATACCTTGCAAATCATCAGTGCTCATCATTTTAAAATAATCATATATTATTAAACAATCTTTTGTTTCCCCATTATCATCATATCCTACATCTTTGACTATCCAGCGTCTAGCTATAGATAATATTTCTTCAAAAGCATACCCTACAATATTAACATAACGTAAAGGCATATTTTCATATTTCTTAGCGGCATCATACACCTTGATTTTTTGATGAGGGTTTTGAGCAAACTTTCCTGTTTCTATTAAATTTGTCTCAACCTTAGATATAGATGCTAAATTTCTATGATTGTGGTCTTCTTTTCTCATTTCTGTGTCTAGAAATAATACAGGGAGGTTTAGGGTTCCAGCAACATGAATTCCTACGTTTTCTGCCATCATTGTTTTACCAATTTTTGGCCGTGCCCCAACGAGATTTATTGTCCCTCTGCGTAATCCCCCACCAATAGCAGCATCAAATAATCCGTATCCTGTACTTAGTCCTGGGTTGTCTATAGGATTGTCAGCCAAATAATCTAAATATTCAATAATGCCTTTACCAATTAATTCTGGCCCTTTGTGCTTGTGTCCAGACAACTCAGTAGTCATTTGAAGAATTGGTTTTTCTGCCAAAGATAAAATGTGGTCAATTGACTCGCTTCCGTCAATTTGTACAACAGTTTTTTTAGCTTCTTCCAATTCATTAATTAAAGAACGAGCAATATGCAGTTTTCTGATTTTTAATGCAAATTTTCTGACATTGCTTTGTGCGACTCTAAAATTAAAAATTGCTCTAAGATGTTCTTTTTCGTTTGGGCGTTGAAATACCTCCATACATTTAAGTTCGGTGGCAGCAGAATATATTGAAGGTAAATCTATATCTGTAGTTTTCTCATCTGAAAAAATATGTTTAATACATTTCCAAATGACCTGATTAGAATCTATAGTAAATGTATCAACATTAACAATATCGAACGCATCTATATAGGCGTTTTGTCCATGTTGTAAAATACCACCCAACACAGCACGTTCAGCCGAGGGGTCAGTTAATTCTTCTATCATTTGTCATTAAACAGTCTGTGGCGTTGCCCGGCTAGTACATTTGTTACATTTATATACTGGTTCATTCTTATCACCAACATCACCAGGGCTGGTAACTAAAGCAGATATAAATACTGTCTCTTTCTTTCCGCATCCGATACATGTGGATTCTATCATTTTCATTTCTGGTTTACGTGGGCTTGGTTTATAATCGGGTGTTTTATCAAATAACCATGCTTCACGTTGAGAAGATGCTGCAATTTTGTCTGTATCATCTGAAAATTTATTTAGTTTTAGTCTATTTTTCTTTTGATATGGCATCTTTCGGCTTTGTCCATCTGTTTCGGGGTCATTTTCGCTGTTGTCTCTTGTTCCTACAACTCCGTTATCTTGTTCTAATTGTGGAGCAATAGGTTGTGTTAAATCTACCACGGTTTGTTCGGTTGGTTGAATATTGTTGTCTTTAATGAACTTCGCAATAGTGGTTGGTTTGCGGTTCATTTCTTCTGATATTGACTGTATACAACCAGCCGAGTCATCAAATCTCTCAGTAATATATTGCTTGTCTGCTTTACTAAGCCTGCCCTTTTTATGCCCATTTAATCTAGTCAATTCTTTTGCTGGAGTATCTCTTACTAAGTCAAAAATGGGTTGACCAGTCAACTCTTTATAGACCTCAGAAATTAAATCCCAATTCTGGTCTCTATGTGCTTGCTTGAGCAAGTCTGGTATACTACTCATAACTTTTCCTCTTTGATTGCTGTAATGCAATAGCTGCTTGAGCTAAAGCATTAATTTTAGATGCTATGAATTCTAAGCGGTCCATCCTGCTTTGTGACGACACTTTTATTCTTAATAATTTAGTTGCTGCCTCGTTGTCCTTAATAGCAGCCAACTCTCGTTGAGAATAAGATAGATTTCCAAATTGTCCCAACCTTCCAACCACAAGCATTTTCATACTTATATCTGCCCAATTATGACGTGCATTGTGTTTATTGTATAATTGTTGTATAGTCATGGCGTCTCTGGCTAAATCATATCCATGAGCACCACATTCTGCCGCCGTCATTTTTCTAATATCTAATTGAATTCTTTGGTTGATACCATCAAACCACTCATCTTCTTCTGTTGTTAACTTCAATTCCAGTGTTTCTAGTTGCTTTTCAATATTAGAACTTTGCTCTCCACTCATCTATCGACTCCGTGTTATATAATTCTATCAGGGTAATATTGTTTAAATCACACCAATTTCGTTTGTCTTTGTCTCTTTTCTGGGTACGTATGAAATTCAAGCGAGTGCCATGAAAATGGGGAACAAATTTAGAGTGTTGCTCCCCTTGACATTCTACCATAATTTTCGATTGAGACAAGTAAAAATCTGCATAAAGGGTTCCGGCGCCAGGAAGAAAAACCTCTTCATATACACGTTCGCCAGGATATTCCTCTTGTATTAATTCACGTACAGCCAAGTGTAATTTGGAACGTGGACGAGTATCATGAGCCTTGCCAGATGTACCAACAAAATTCCAATTGTGGTCACGCCCGTCTAAACCTCTAATTTTCATAATATTTCTTTAATTTGTTTTTCAAGTTCATCAAGCCATTTTGGATTTTCTGTTAAGTGGTTATATAGCTGATGATTACCCTGAAACTGGTAATCTTTCTTTGTTTCTTTAGTGTAGTCTGGCATAAAGCTGCACGTCAACCACGAGCCGCCTTTCTCTATTAAACCAATATCAGTACCTAAAATAATTAATTCAGTAATACGGTCAATTCCCATTCCATATCTGATATAGCTTTCTGTTTGTTGATTGGGAATGCTGAGCGCTGATGTGACACATTTCCAATTAACTTTTTGTCCAACTATAATCTCTCCATCTTTCCAAGGCGTATGAGTGATTGCTCTAATTTTTACATCTACTTGATAGGCTATCTTTTGTCCACCGTCTTCTCGATAAGCAGCACCAAATCCAGACGTATTAGCAATTAAATGTTGTACAATCCAAATAACATGATTTCTCAATGGTACAACGCTACCGTTTTTCCTACAAAATTGTGCTAAAAGCTTGGCTCCGCTAGTTCTTGTTTCTGCCTTGTATTCACCCACCATTTCTTTTTCAGCACAAAATGCAGACGCAGAATCTAAAATCAACAGGCATTCCTCTTCTGTTCTTAGTATTCTTTCGCATATATCTAATAGTTCTTCTGATGTAAGTATTTTTTCTTTAGTAGAAGCAATGACTGTAAAATTATCTAGGTCTAAATTATTTCCTTCCAAATTCATTTTCTTTAATCTTGCTTCTGCATCAACATAATATACATGCCTACCAAGTTTTTGCCAATTGGAAGCAAATGACAAGGCGGTTGTGGTCTTTCCACATTTTGGTTGTCCAGATGATATAACCCAGCTTCCTTCTGGTACTCCACCACCAAGTATAATATCCAGTGCGGGGCCTATAGAAATTACCTTTTGTGTCTTTTTGGCAACTTCGTTTGCGTTTTTAAATATTCCTTCACCATAATCTTTGGTTATGTCTTTACACAATCTATCTATCTTAGATTCCGCAGCTTTTGTTTCAGTCCTGGCCTTTTCTATATCAAAGGATGGATAAGTTGATTTTGTTTTTTTAGTTTTTGTCATAGTCATCCAGAACAAGTAGGTCCATCA